ATATTGAGAATGGTTCCCATTAAGGCGGTGTGGGTCTGAGACACGCCGTGCAAGTTTGACGTGTTGCGTGTCGTGTGCTAGCGAAAAATGGAATGGGAAAAAACGTGCCGTGTCGGCGTGTCGTGTTTTGGTGTGCTATATTGGAGGTATCAACAAAAAAACAACACAAAAAAAGGAGTAATTAAAATGTTCAAAAAAGGCTTGAACAATGGTAAATATAGTTTTATGAATTATTATTGTGTTCGTCGTTTGCTTGATGAGGGTGCATGTGAAAGTGATTTTGTGCAGTGTTTTGTTGATGTTGATGATACGATGTATTTATACCCTTTGAATTGTTTGACTGTGGGGAGATGTGGTGTGATGTTTCTTGGTTATGGTAGGAGGCATGAGTGTGATGGATTATCATTATTGTAATGGTTGTAAGCGTTTTTATATAGGTGGTAGCATGGTTAAGGGGTCACGTCGTATACATCGTATGCGTGCGGGGCATTATGATACTGGGCGTGATTCTGATTGTGTGGGTTTGTTTGATTTTGTGATGGCGCATTATGCTGATGATATTGCTTTAATGCAGTTGAATTTGTGGAATGATACGGGTGTGTGATAGGGTGTTGTTTGGCCTATTAGCTCAGTGGTTAGAGCGGCATCCTTATAAGATGTGCGGGCTGGGTTCAATTCCCGGATAGGCCACGGTTGTTGAGAATTGTTATCGTTATTGTTAGTGTGATATATTAGGTCATGACATGCCGTTTGGCATGTTGTGGCCTTTTTTTGTATGAGGTGTATGCATATGGATATGAGTTCTATCGCTACCCTTGTGGGTAGTGTTGGTTTCCCGATTGTCGCGTGTTGTGGGATGGCGTGGTTTATTGCCACGACGTTCCGCGATTTTAATAGTTTGATGACGAAGAACAATGTTTTGACTGAAGAGCTTATAGCTTTGCTTAAGAATGATAAGGGGGGTGATAATGTTGATGAAACGAATATGGCGTAGCATATTGACGTGCGTATGCGTGTTGTCGTTGGTTTTTGTGCCGTCTGCATACGCGGATATGCGTGGTTTTGACGTGAGCAATTGGCAGTGTGATATCGACACGTATGCGCTCGATGCGGATTTTGTTGTGGCCGGTGCGACTTGGGGTGTTGGCGGTTTTAATAATGTCTGTTTGGTCAATGGTGTTAATCAGGCCGCGAATTATCAACTTGGTCGTGCAGTGGACAGCGGTAAAAGTATCGGCGTATATCACTATGCAATGGGCAATGACGCTATCGCTGAAGCTGATTTTTTTGTGGATAATGTCGCCGGATATGTCGGGCGTGCCGTGCTTGCATTAGACTGGGAGGCTGATGATAATCCGCAGTTTGGTAACGGTGCGTGGGTTGAGACTTGGGTGCGGCGCGTGTATGACCGCACGAAGGTGTGGCCTATCGTTTATACGGGGGCGTATTCGTTGGGTCAGCTCACGCCGTATGTACGTGAGCATTGCGGTGTTTGGGTAGCACAATATGCGTCGAACGTGCCGATTGGTTATCAGGAGAGGCCGTGGCTGTATGGCGCGTATGGTGAGGCCATGCGACAATATACATCTAACGGTTACGTGTCGGGTTATGGGCCGTTGGACTTAAACTACTTCCGTGGCGAGCGGTGGCAGTGGGACGCTTATGCGCGTGGTGAGCGTGATGGCGGTGTTTCGGCACCGGCACCGGAACCGGTGCCGCCCGCTGGTGGCGCGTCTACGTGTGTCACGGTCGGGCCGGGTGACACGTTGGCCGGTATCGCGGCGGCGACTGGTCTGTGGCCGTGGTCTGATTGGACGGGGTATGCGTCTGGTAATCCCAATGTGATATATCCCGGCGAAACCGTTTGCTATGGCGGTGGTACTGTTGCGCAGTCGAATACGAGTGTGGCGCGTACGTATATGGTGCAACCGGGTGATAGTTTGTGGGCTGTTTTCGGTGCCGATTGGTCTCGTGTCGCGTCGGTTAATGGTTTGTCTAACCCGAGTTTGATTTATCCGGGTCAGATTTTGCGTTATTGATAATCATTGTTAATACTCGGCGTGTCGCTTTTTGCACACGCCGATTTTTTTATGCTATAAATATATGTGTTAGCAAAAATGTTAACAGAAAAACAGATGAAAAGGATAATAATATGCGTAAGATTCGTAAGGTAATAGCTGATAGCGATATCAGCTACTATAACCGAAACGGCGAGTTGCAAACGTTCCACACCACCGGAAACATTCGCACCGTTGAAAAAGCAGTTAAAACGCTTATGGACGCGGGTATTGTCAACGTTTTGATTGATGATATCACCGTACACAAGGCAACGTATGCTATGGACGTTGACACGTTCATCACGAATGCCGAACGCATCGTAACCGATACCGATACCGATACCGATAACGACAACGATAACGAATCTGAATTCTGATTATGGAAGGAAACATCATGACCAAGGACAATGAACAGATGAATGAAACCGCTCAGACCACTGTTGGCAATTATCTTCACATTTGTACGATAGACAACAGCACTTTTGAGGGCAAACGTGCCATCGTCAACGCGCGTAACAGTGCATTGTCGCTGAACGGTATCGGTAATACGCCGATAACGGTCATTGGCGTGTACACCGCGCCGGGCGTGCGTTCTCAGAATGGGCAGAAATGCGTAAACGTCTATCTTTTTGCAAAGGACGGCAAAACGTACTTCAGTCAGTCGCAGGGCATTTATCGTAGCGTGTTGGATATTTATGACGCGTTCCCTGATTTTAACGCGCCGGACGGTATTCTTGTGACAGTGAAAGAGACTCCGCTTGGTGGTGGCAAGTTTACTAAATCGCTTGAAATCAAGTAGGTTGAAATGAGAAAAAAGCGCCATAAAATAATATGGCGCTTTTTTTATGAGGTGGTGAAATCATGTCTAGAGCTCATAAACAGGCAGACGTTTTAACCGCGAAACGCAAGCGCGTAACCCGCGCGATAAACAGTCTGAAAAAAAGCATCACGGACACCATGCCCGAGAGCGAGGCGAACGCGCGACGGGATTATATCCGGCGGCTTGAATCGCAGTTGAAAAAAACATATGTCGGGCGCGTGAAGAATCGCGCCATACGTGATGAATTGTATCAGCGCGCCAACGAAACCGCTGATACGCTTGTGCGACAGGTGGCCGAGGTGCGCGGCGGCAAAGGCCGCGCAATGGAACGCAGACGGTCATTTAACATTTTCCGTACAGAAATGAGAATGGCATCCAAGGGACAGCCGAGCGCGTTGGGTGAGCTTGGCCGGGAAAAAGTCAAGATTTTTTGGCGATACACACAAAACATATGGCAAAAACCTAATATACCGCCTGACAAACGATTGGAGGCCGTGATGAAGGCATATGACGCGGACTCGCTGAGTGAGCTTTTTAACACCATTATGACGCGAAACGAAAAAGTGCTGCAATACGCCGAAAACATGAAAGCGCACACGGGCGATTTGGAAGATTATACGGATACCGACGGCGGTAGCCCGATATGGTTGGTAGCGGTTTCCCCTGACGTGGTACGATGAAAGCACGTAAGGATTACAGGATAGCGGCGATATTCGACACCGAAACCACGAATATTGGTGAGGGTGCCGAAACGCGCGCATATCCGATATTATATATTTTCAACGATATGCGGGCTACCCCGTTGGAATCGTATACGCCCGATACGGACGATGTACGTTTTTACCGGCGCACGTCCGAAGCGCTGGCGTACATTGATGATTTGATTACGTATGGCCGTGCACATGGTTATGTGCCGATAATCGCGGCATATAATCTCATGTTTGATATGCAAACGCTTATGCTGGAATTGGCGCAATCGTATACGATTGAGGTCAATGCGCAGACCGCCACCAGCGTATACACGCTCGATTTGTGCATTGATGGTAATGTGGTGTGCCGTTTTTGGGATACGTTTTATCTTGAAATGGGCGGATTGCGTGCAATGGGTGAGACGTGCGGTCTGCCTAAAGCGGTGGGCGATTGGGATTACTCGCTGGCGCGTACGTCTGAAACGCCGTTGACTGCGGAGGAATTGTTTTACGCGCGGCGTGATGTACAGGTGATACCGCAGTATCTGCAATGGCTATTGCGAGCAAATCATTGGCTTACGCCTGACATGTTGGGGTGCCGCGTGCTGACAAAAACGTCATTGGTGCGGCAGATGGCGCGCCGTGAGATTGGCGGGCGGCGCATCACGTTGCAGGGCGGAAAGAAAATCACGCTGCAACGCGCGTTTGAAACGACGTGCAATCAAGAGTTTCCGAAAAACTATGAGTCCTATGCGTTGCGTAAAGCATGTTTTCGTGGCGGTTTGACTTTTACGAGCGCTAAAACCGCTAGCGTTGTCGTTGATAACGTGGCGTCTCTTGACGTTACGTCAATGCATCATGCGTTCATCAACGGGCGGCGTTTGCCGGTTAAATTCGCGGTTGCCCCGCCGGAAATTTTGCAAATCGCGTGCAAGCGTGTCGTTGACACGCCGCTTGAAGATGTATTACGTAATTATAGTGACCCGTTTCGTACGGGGTTACATGTTGCGATAGGTTTTACAAACCTTAGATTACGGGAAAACACATGTTTTGCCGATTGGGGTATTGCAATCTGCCCACGTTCCAAGTTCGTGAAAACGTTGCAAGCGGACACCGATTACAGCAACAACGAACGCGCGAAAACACAGGAAAACAGTATCAGGGCGCACGGCTACGTTGATAGTGCCGTTAATCCGACGTTTGCTTTTGGAAAATTGTATCGGGCGGACGAATGTATCTTACACGTTAATGAGATTGAGTTGTGGAACGTGTCGCAGGTGTACGAGTTTGACGAAATGCATGTGTTGCACGGTGAAGCCACCACTAAAACGATTGTACCGCCCGATTACGTGACCCTACAATCTAACATGTTGTTCGCGCGTAAAACCGACGTTAAAAACCTGATTAAACACTACACCGAGGGTGTGCCGTTTGCGGGTGATATAACCGAGTCGATACCCGAGGGAATCGCACGTGACGCTAGGGCGGGCACGTTGAGCATGAAATTTTTGCAATCCTATTACGGTAACACCGTTAAGGGACAATTCAACGGAATCTATGGCACTCAGGCGCAAGACGTCATGAAGGCCGATTACCGCGTGACTGAAACCGGTGAACTGGAGGTAGATAAGGCCACGGTCTGTACGCCCGAGAATTTTGCGAAAAAGCGTCCGAAGACACCGCGCGTGCTGTACACGTATGGTATGAGAATTGTAGCCGGTTCGCGTATGCATCTGATAATAGCCATGATGCTGATACATCGGCGTTTCGGAAATCGCGTCACCGTCACGGGCGGCGATACCGATAGTCTGAAAATCAGTTGCGCCAATGACGTGACCGATACGGAACTGTTGGACGCGCTCGAACCATTGCACACAGCGATAGAAAACGCAATCAATCTTACTATGAGACGTGTCCGAAACACCGCGTCCGACATGGCGTCAACGCTTGACCATATCGGCAAGTTTGAAGTTGAGGATTGTGGCGGCACCACTCGTTACGCCGAACACGTGGAACTGTGGAACAAGGCGCGTGTCAGTCTGGATATGTCCGGACGCGTGCATGTCACTTGCGCGGGCTTGCCACGGCCCGAGGGCGTGTACACCATTGAAGACTGTATCGAGGATATTATGCGTATGGGTCACGGTTTCGCGGAAACGGTACGTTTGGCGCTTGGTTATGATGTGTTGGTTGATTATGAGATTTGCCATACGTTGCAACGCAACCGTCCGCATGTGTGGGATAGGTACGTCGGCGCCGTCACCGATTATCGGGGTGCGACATGCCATGTTGACGTGCCCGAGGCGATTGCGTTGTATCCGTCCGGCAGATGGCTGGGCGAATCGGATAAACAGGCCAACGGCGAGAATCTGACATACTTACGAATCATATATAATAGAAATGTGGAAACGACACCGCGCGAGCTTATTGTGCGGGACGGCAGACCTATGATTGTGAGTATTGATGGCGAAATATTATTATGACCGGCTTAAGACGTTGATATTGCCGCGTAACGCAGATGTGAACATGATTATCGGCGCGCGTGGTTTAGGCAAAACATACGGTGTACGAAAATACATGATAGAAGACTATTTGAAAAACGGCTATTGTTTCGTGGAAGTGACACGTTTCCGTGAGGAAAACAACGATGTCGCGGCGAACTATTTCAGTCGTATCGTACAAGATAATATTTTCCCTGATTATGATTTTCGGACTACCAATAAAATAGCGGAAATTCGCAAAAAGAAAACCGGTAAAAAAGAAAACCAGTGGAAAACACTCGGGTATTTTATACCTTTGTCGTTACAACAGCAGAAGAAAAAAAGCACTTATGTTAATGTGCGAAACATTTGCATGGATGAAATTATCATAGATAACGATGACAGATATCACACGTACTTGAAAAACGAATTTGAACAATTGGCGAAACTTGTGGACACCGTCACACGAGAGCGCGCAGATGATACGGGATTACGCAAACCGAGAGTGTTTCTGCTGGGTAACGCTTGCGACGCTTTTAATCCCTATTTTCGGCATTATGACGTTCCCGTGGAACCTGAACACGGTTTGCAATGGCTGGGCGGGAAAACATGCTTGTTCGACTATGTGCGAGACGATGAATACGCCGAACAAAAAACAAAGAACACGGTAGCGGGGCGTATGCTGAAAAACAACGATGACGTCACTTCTAAAAACAAATTCGCGCGGCATAATACTGATTTTATCGAAAAACCACACGGACATGCAAAACTTACGTATGTTTTTCGATGGTTGCAAAACGAATACGGCGTGTGTGTTGATTTGCGTTGCGGCTATGTTTTCGTGTCCTCAAAATATGATAGCGGCGCGCATGTACCGTATTTTGCAATCACCCGGGCGGACAACAAACTTAACTATCTTACCGCGAACATGGCTAAAGATTTGATACGGAATCTTACATCATATTATGCGCTGGGGTATCTGCGCTATGATACGGTGGAAACGCAACACGCCGTAAGTGAAATGTTAAGGAATTTTGGTGTAAAATAACATACGGCATACAAGAGATACCGCAGTGAGACCGCTAAAACATTGTCATTGACTTCCACGGTTGACTCCGCCAATGATATGGCCGTAAGGGATAAGCGCGCCGGTTGTTGCTGTGAGTCATGTCGCAAGTATGCTATTCTTAAGTCGTATCGGCCCGTATTACGCCGATACGACTTTTTTCATATATGAAAGGAAAAAACAAATGGATGACGAAACCACCGAGGAGAGGGACACCGCCGAACGTGATGACCTCACCTCCGACGAAGCGCACCGTGAAGGCGAGTTCGATGATTTGCGCGACATGCTGTCACGGTTACTTGATAAGGTTGACGCAATGAACGAACGAATCGACGGTATCTACGACAATTTCACGGACTCCGTGGCGCAGATGGTCGAAAACGGCGCAACCGTCAAGGAAACCGACGATGACGCGGCTGAAGCAATCGCACAGGCGGCGGCGGAAGACTTGGAAAACCTCGATTACACGCTGTAACGGATAGGAGTAAAATATTATGGCTGTAGATAATGCAACGATTTTGGATAAAGTCCGTACCAAGGGCACTGATGACTACCAGCAACGCATTCCGAGCGCGACGCAAACCGGCGTGGCGAATACCATGCGTTATCTGTTCGACCCCATGAACCGCCAATATTTGAATGATTGTGTGTGGAACATGGTGAACCGTATCGGACTCACCGTAATGGCTCAGAACGCGCCTTTTGAGAACCCGTTGGCGATTTTCAAGAAAGAGAATCTCTACTGGGGTTCGACCGTACAGGAGATCGCCGTCAAGTGGATTAAGGCGCACGGGTACAAGGATGACGCCGAAGAGTTGCTGAAAATGCACCGCCCCGAAGCGGCGGTCTGGTTCTACGAGATGAACCGCCGTGACCAGTACCCGATATCATGGACTACCGACGAATTGCGACAGGCGTTCGTAGATGATTACGGTCTGAACCGTTTTATCGCGCAGATTATGGAAACACCGCGCAACAGCGATAATTACGATGAAATGAACATCATGCTTGCGCTGATACGCCACTACGAACAGAATCTCGGCTTCTACAAAGTACACCTTGATAAGATTCCATCTGATGAAACCACCGCCAAGACATTGCTCAAGGCCCTCCGTTCGACCGCCGGACGTATGCAGTTCCCCTCAACGCAGTACAACGCGCTGAACGTCACCGACATTCCGGCGTATGCTAACCCCCAGCAAATGGTGCTGTTGATTGAACCGGAATACCTCGCGTCGATTGACGTTGACGCATTGAGCGCCGTGTTCCAGTTGGACAGGGCCGAAGTGCCGTATCGTATCGTTCAGGTTCCTAGCCTCGGTATCCCCGGTGCTGTCGCGTTGCTTGTAGCGACCGATTGGTATCAGGTGCGCGACATCATGTACGGCACCACCCAATTCTACAATCCGCAGACACTTGGCAACACTCTGTATCTTAACCATTGGGGTATCTACGGCGTGTCGCCGTTCACCCCGTGTGCGCTGTTCACGACCGACGCGGGTACCAGTATCACGGTCGTGACGCAGACCGTGACCGGTTTCACGCTGACCCCGACTACGGGTAACGTGTCGGCGGGCGACGTGGTACAGCTCACGCCGAAGCTCACCGCTACCGTACAGCCGACGGGCACCGCCATCGATGTTGCGCCGAACTCGGCTACCTACGAGGTGGCGGCCCGGCACGCCAATAAGGGCGATACTTCGGGCGCGGTGTTCCAGCTTGATGTCAACACGTTCGTCGATGACCAGTCGCGCTTGCATGTCCAGCGTAACGGTCTCAAGGCGGGCGATATCATCACCGTGACCGGCACCGCGACTTACGTCAACCCGACCGGGGAGACCACCGAACATAAGGCCGAGTGCACTTTCACCGTCAAATAGTCTCTATGTTAGAATGGGTGCTGTTTCACGTGAAACATCACCCATTTTTCATATATAAAGAAAGATATGATATGGACTTCCCACATCTGCAAAACGCAACGAAGTTCCCCGATACGGACACGCGCGTGTACGAACAGTACCGTAATGTTTTCGACTACAATGTTTGGACGCCAAACACGGTAATAAAGTTGTGCCGCGTGAACTGGTACGATGATTATCATGATGTAGTGAAATTCCCGGACGATACCGCAAGGGACGCATGGTTTGACAAACTGGACGGGGAAACCGTCAAGCTTACGACTAACATGTATATCGCGCGCGCCGATACGGACGGTATAAAATTGCCCGTACCGTATATGACGGCGCAACGGTATAATTACGTTGTCGTTGATTTTTCGCATGACATTGTCAATACGCCGTATCAGAAAACCGACGTGCAGACACGCTATCACTTTTTCGTCACCTCTGTACGTGCCGAAGCGCCGAACACGACAACATGCACGCTTGTGCGTGATGTATGGACGGACTATATCAACAGCACCACAATCAATGGTCTGCTGTTGTCACGCGGACACGCGCCGTTGACGGAAACGACACCGCAAAAACTGTTGAGTAACCCACGGGGCAATTGCCGTGATTTTACGTTGCCCGACGTTGATTATGGCAACGCGGCGACGAACATTAGAAAAAGCACGCCGATTAACTTGCAAAACGGGGCAAGATACATATGTTTGGCCGCAACGTTTTCCCCGCAACAATTGCAATCAATGAGCAATGTTCGCGGTACAGCCGTTACGGATACCAGCCCGTCATATACTAACGCTGATGAAAAGGTCAACGGTTTTGTATGGGGTGCCGGGAACATAAACACGTCAAACGTAACCGGTGCGGGTACGTCATATAATTCCATTGATAACATCACCGCAAGCAACGTGTACATGTACGCGCTGGAATCATCCAAAGTATCAGGTGATTATTTTGATACGATGTTTGCGTATTATCCGCATATCATGTCACAAATCGTATCTGTTTTCGTTGCCACGGCGAACATGATGAACTTCGGAACCAGCACTACGGTTAATGATGTGGCATGGCAGACGGTCAGCGGCGCGCGCGCAAAACTAGCGGACATTAATCTAACCACAAATGACTTCGGTTATTCGCCGGAATACGCCAAAATAACACGACTGTACCTCGCACCCTACGCGCACTTGGAAATATCCGACAATATCGGCAATAAAACACGCGTGGAAATAGCGGATTGCGGCCATCTCTCGGCGCAAACCGTCACGTCATTAAGCTACCCGATATTACGACAACTCGCATGGCTTGACGGTATCGGTGGTGACGGCGACACGTCCATAACCATCAACGCCATCAACGGTGCTAGCATTACCGCCGACGTGCCGAACGCGGACGCGCTCAAAACGCTCATATCCCATGACATACCGACATATGCGTTGCAACGCCGCGCAATCGACGCGCAACGCGCCGCCACTTACAATGTCGCCGTAAGTCAGGCACGGCAAAACGCCATGCTGACATATGAAAACGGCGCGCGCTCGGCCAATGTCAGTCAGGCAAACACGTATCGTAGCAGTGCGGCGACGGTATCGAACACCGCACGCGCGAATCAACGCGACACCGAGATAAAAAACGAATCAAATAGTGTGCGCTCGGATAATCTCACATACTCGAACACACGTCAAACCGCTGACTTGAGCACTAGCACGGTCAAAATCAACCGTGATGTACGTGATGATAATACGCTACAGAATAAAGCTTTTGTTGAGGGTACCCAAACTCAGGCGATAACAAACGTGGCAAGCGCGATAGGCTCAATAGCGGGGGCCGCGCTGGTAATCGGCACCGGGGGCGCGGCCTCACCGGTGGTGGCCGGCGCAATGGCAATCGGCGGCGCGGCGCTTCAGGGCTACAACACCGGTATTGCAATCACTAACAGTCAGGAACTCAACGCGACATCCAATTATGTTGCAACCGATAAAGCGAACACCGCAATACAGTCCAACACCGAGCAAACACAACATGCCATAACACAGGCCACCGCCGTGACCACTCGCGCGAACACGCAGGCCGACCGCGTTACCGAGTACAGCACAAGCGCGGCTACCGACATGACCGCCACAAGCACGGGCACGGCCAACACGAACGCGGGCGCGACACGTGGTGTGACGGTTGACAACGCCAAACGAATCATGACGAACACGCGCGACAACACAAATGCGTCATGGCGCGACACGCTCAACCATCCAGCGCAACCGGTCGGCGCGTATGGCGGCGACAATTTCAGACAGGCCACGGGGCTTGACACCATGACCGTGAAAATCGTCACGGAGGACAACGGCGCGATAGCGGCGGCGGGAGATTACATGCTACGCTACGGGATAGCAAGCAACAAACTCTACAACAAACCGACGCTGACAACGTGCAGGCATTACACGTATTGGCAGACCGCCGACATATGGACGATATGCCCATTGGCGCAAAACGAGCAATTGCAGACAATAAGGGATATTTTCAGTTCCGGTGTTACAATATGGAACAGACCCGAGGAAGTCGGCGGCGACTTCGTACACGACAATCTATAAGGTGGGAAAATTGGGACGCAAACGTACACATAAAAGACCGTTGACCCGCGCGGAACTGGGAGAACGCGGCACACCGGTATGGCAACAGTCCGAGACGCTCAACTCGCAAGCGTATTCGATGGCATACTCTCAAATGTTGAACATCGCGTTATCACGGTTCAGATGGTTGAATCTGCCCAAGACCTGCGACGCGTGGTTTCTGGAATACAATCTATTGTATTTCGGTTACGCGACAATCGCGTTCCCGCATAGCAAGCCGGGAGTGTTTTTCAGCACGCAAGCGGTGACAACCTCGAATTTCAACGTGTATTACAAACCGAAGAAATGGGATAGCTACGGTATCAACGGTTGGCGTTTCCCGGTGAACAATTCAAATGGTGTTTTCATCTACGCCAACCGCGCGCGCACGCCGCTCATCCCGACCATCGAGTTTTTCGCGCATGAGATTGAAGATTTATACATGACGCGACGGCAAAATCGCTTCAACCAGAAAACACCGTTTATTTTGGAGGTTCCAGCCGGACAGCAGACGGCGGGCATCAACGTTATCAAGCAAATAAGCGGCGGTGAAATGGCAATCATGGCGACACCCGGTTTCACCGATTCCATGAAAGCCAACGTGCTGAAAACCAACGTCGAATATATCGGAGCGGAATTACAGAACGACATACAAAACACGTGGAACTCATTCTATCAAGCGCTAGGCATCAAAAACCTCCCCTTGAAAATGGAACGGCAGACCGCCGACGAAATACAGGACTACGGCGAACCGACCGACCTACGCGCGCTCAGCGAACTGGAGGAACGCCGCGCCGCCTGTGATATACTCAACACAAGATTTCAAAAATACCTCAAGGAACCGATACAAGTCGTGTGGAACGAAGACAACATCTCACGTAATTATGATTATTTGAACAACCTTGAAAGATTGGCCGATGATGATAATGCAGAATGACATAGACAGCTACCAGCCGTGCGAATCACGCGACGAATTTCATGGCGTGATGACGTACACGTTCGGAGAACTACTTGACGTGCCGGGCGGTGTTGACTGGGATAATGCTGCGTGGTCATGGCGGGACGTTGCCTATGATGATACGCAATACACGCGTTGTTGCAAGATAATCGAAAACCGTTTCTACGACCGGGAATTAGGCGTCATGCCACCGTCAAGATGGCGACGGCACTTCCTACGGCTCATACAAGAAATCATGCCGACATTACGCCCACTATACGCGCTTACAGATAAAAACCCTGACATAATACTCAGCGATAGCGACATATGGCATAAAATGCGCACCGTGTTTTCCGATTTTCCCGCAACACAGCTCACCGAAAATCAGGATTACGCAAGCAACGCGACTGACAATCAATACGAAACTATCGCTAACGGTAATTTCATGGACAAAGTAAATCGTATACGCAACGGCGAATATGTCGATATTGACGTGTTGTTGCTTGACCATCTAGAATCATGTTTTAGCCCGTTATGGACTATCAACATAAACAATTACTAGTGAGGTGCTTTCATGGACGCCAATACATTAGCCCGTATCGAAAACGAATATTCTAAACTTAACGAATCTATCAACAAACTAGGTGATTATCTATTGAAACAAATGAACAAAAAGAAAACGCTGACAGATAATCACTATAAATTGTTGATAAAACAATACGCCATCATGCTACAATACGCCGACGTTTTGGCGCAACGTATCCACCTCGCAAGGAAGGAAAAATAATGTTCCCATATCTGCCGTTTTACTCGGTATGGCCGTACACGCCCGCCATACCCGCGTTCTACTGGAACGCCAAAAGTCAAGAGGAAATAATAAAGCATATCGCGTGTGAAATTGACCACATAACGGCATATCTTGACGAAATTGTAACCGACATAAACAAAACACTGAACGACTACGATACAAGAATAAAAAACATTGAAGCACACCTAAACGATTATGCAATCGCCATAGCGCAAATACAAGAACAAATCGACCACATAGGAGACACACAACTAGTATGGAACGTCACAAAAGGCGAATACACTGACAGTAAAACAGCGCTACGCGATTTGTACCGCGAACTAGCAGTGTACGGCGCGCGAGTCACACAAATAGCCGATATCAACACCGGCAAACTATCCGAGCACCGTACCGACGAAACACCGGCAATCGGCAATCTCACCATATTCAACGACACAACACCACGTGTCACTAATCCAACCACCGGCGATAAATACCCGCCACTTTCATAAAAGAGGAGTATCATGGTTAACACCACAAATTATGCACTGGAAAAATACGAGGCGGGAAATGCCGCAAATCTACTTGACCAATACAACGCGTCAATGGATAAAATCGATGAAGCCATAAAAAGCGCCAGCGATAAAGCGGACTTAGCGCTAAACAACAACGTACTACCCGCCGGCCTAGCCGAATTCATACAAGCACTAGGTCTAACCGCGTCTAACGCAAACACACTTGGCACCACTCTCAACCACATATTAAACCGTACCGGAACGGAAACGTTCACCGTTACCGACCTCAGCGAGCTCAAAAAAACCGCAGAGGGCTATCCAATTCCGCCATCCAAGTAAGGGCATACCATCATGGCAACAGAAACACCGTTCTATCATCTGCCACTATACGAAACAGGCGACTTAGCCGACCTACGCGACGGGTACAACGCCGCAATGCGTATCCTAGACCGCGTAATACATCAACTAAAAGTACAGGAAGAAATAAATCACCCGACAAATCTCAGGAAGGACAACTAACATGACCGACTACACAACAAACTTCAACCTCGAAAAATACCAAACCGGCGACGCGGCAAACCTAAACGACCAATACAATGCGTCAATGGACATTATCGACACTAATCTCTATAAAATCAACACTAACGCAAACACCGCCGGTGGCAAAGCCGCACAAGCGCTAGAAACAGCACAAAACAACACCAAAAATCTCACGGCATTAGGCGTAACCGATACCGCAACTGCGGCCACGCTCAAAAACAAAATAGATACCACCGCTGAAACAGCACAAAACAACAAATCAAATCTAAACGCGCTAGGCGTAAACAACGTTACAGACGCAACCAACCTCAAAAATAAAATAAACAAAAACACTCAAGACATTAGCAAAAACACTCAAGACATTAGCGTAATCAACACCACCATAAGCAACTACCAATATAATAGCGGATATATGGTAACGTTCGGTGACTCTTACGCAGACTCAACCACAGCACAAAACACATGGCCGTATTGGTTACATCAATACATTCCAACACTGACACTTAAAAACTACGCTGTCAGCGGTGCCGGTTTCAATGTGGATACGCGAACATTCATAAATCAAATAAACAACGCAAACACAGACAGCACACTAGACAAAAGCAACGTCAAACTAGCCGTATTAGCCGGTGGGCGAAACGACATACTGGACTACAATAACGCTAAGAAAAAAATACAGGAATGCGTAAACCGAATGATAACAATATTCCCAAACGCACAAATACTAATCGTGCCAATGCTCTACGATGATGGATATGTACCCGCTGAATCCCGAGAAAAACTAGCCGGACTCACACGCGGCGCGGAACTGATAACAAATCACACACCGAACGCTGAAACACTCAAATTCGCCTACATATGGCTAAAAGGTGAAACGGATTCTGTCGGCTCGGATAGCATACACCCAAATCAGCTAGGCGCACAGACAATTGCAAAATATATCTATAACGGTGCATATCGCAATTACACACCACGTCAAGAGGTATACAAAACCAACTTCGGCAGTGCAACAGGCTTCATAACACTTCAAAACGGCATAGTCACATACGATGTCATGGGCAATGTTGCGAACATAGGAGCGGGCCAAGGTGCCGACATGCCCAGCTGGGCGAGCACGTGGCACAACGTTTGGGTATGGGGCGTAAGCGCTGGAAACACAACCACACCACGCCTATTCCAATTCCTAGGCATCAAAGTATCCATGCTGAACTCCGCCGGACAAACAGGAAACACGAGCGTGCACGCCACATGGACAGCATAAAATAATATGAAAACATAAAAAACCCCGCATTATATGCGGGGTTTTTATCATTTAAACAATTATGTCAGTCACCATACATAATCATAAATTGAGACATCATAACAACCAACACCATTTTTAACACCGCAACACACAAAATCAAAATCACAATCACCATAATTAAATTCAAGAACCCTAGTAAGAGCTGATTTAAACGTGACCACGCCATTATCAATCTCCTTACAAGTAGTAACAATTTTCTCAAAACCGTCAATATCAACCGAATATACATGATTCGGTACAATCTCAGTTACATAGGCCTTAACTTTAAACATTTTAATTACTCCTTTTTTTGTGTTGTTTTTTGTTGATACCTC